TTAAGCGCCCATCCAGATACTTGTTTGATGCAGATGCACCAGAACTAAAGGACCATTGAGTTATGTAGCCTGTGAAGCCAGCAGGGATAGTATAAACCGCCATGAGGGTTTGACCCATATCCGCACTAATCTTTGCAACTGTGGTGCCGCCAATGGATAGTGTGATGTCACCCGCATTCACCTCACCAGAACCCGCCTGAGAAACAAAAGAACGAAACACGCGGATGAATGTGCTTGCTACCGTTGTGCTAGAAGTCCCATCCATATCCACCTCTAAGGACTTCGGAAGCCAGTTTTCATCTAAGCCATCAATAGTGATCTTTTGTGCGCCTGTGCCACTAATATCATCCGCTGCATCAGAACTAACAACAGATACACTCCCCGCTGTGGATATATAACTGTATAAACCGCCAGCATCCCAAACGGTTTCCTCATCCGTTCCAATCGCTGGATTAAATCCAAACTTATAAATCGCGGGACCATAAGCACCTTTTGCCGCCTGAACAGAACCAACATTCATCTTTGTTTACTCCGCTGCTATCTCATATGTCCCATGCGATTTTTCTGTTTTCAAAGGATGTCCCTCTGGCAATAAATCAGTGTCAAATTTACCGCTACGGAACCGCCCAGTACGCACAGCGCGAAGGAAACCATTCACTCTGGCATATGCCCATTGGTCTGGACTATTCACGTTAGGACGAACACTTTCAGGATTTGTGCGATATGCACCTACCCCTCTGCGAAATACTGCTTCCAGCATTCGCTGAGTGACACGCTTACCCTTTTGATTTCCGTACTTGTCATTGTGATCTTTGACCTTTTCAGCCAGACCCTTCTTGACCGCCGCACTTACTTCCTCTGCTTTGATCTCGCCATGATTTGGGCTATCCCAAAAGTCATGATAGTAAGCCTCTAACCCTAAAGACTTATCACGCTCATCATTTAATTGCTGAACTTTTCGCCGCGCCCAGACCTGCCCCTCGTCACCGCCCCAACCAAGCCAAGCGATCAAACCCGCAGAAGGCCATCCATCTTCGCCACGACGAAAGCCTTGGGCTTCCTTATCGACTTCGTGACGGGAAAAGAAGCTGTGCATACGCCGTACTGTTCTGGGGCTTAGACGCTCTTTGTCAATCAACTGATTAGCCCTAGCCACACCAACAGGCGTCATGCCCCTTCCGTATTCTCTACGCAAATCCAAGGCTCTCTGAGCGTTTCTAGCCATTGCCGCAGTTGGAGTGGTGTCAACATCTGCCTCTGCCTTGCCCTCTTCAGCCTCAGACCAACGTGCGCAAACATATTCCAACCGAATATTTGCATCAAACAATTCGCAATAACCATCTTCGTTGTGAATACAGTTACCACAGTTCTGTTCTTCATCACCTAATGCATAAGCATCTGGCAATGATGGGGGGACATCTTCACCGTCTGGATAGAAATCCAACTTGGTTTCTGATCCGTATGCAGATTTTCCCGCTTGCTCTGGATCAATGCCATCATCTTCTGCGACCTCTGGACCCCCTAGAGGGAACAAGTTTGCAGCAATGAACACCTCATCCCCACCTGTGATTGGCTCAAGCCCCAACCGATCCCGCGCCTCGTTACGACTTATGATGCCCTCTCTTACCGCAGCAACTACATTTTCATAGATACGCCTTCTGCGCTCTGTCATTGCTGGGATTTGATCGATGTCATATTGAATATGAATTTCATCCCCAAAACTTGGAGCAAGCCACTCATTCAAATCACTCTCAATCCTTTTTGCCAATGGGATTATGGTTTCTTCATACAATGCCAAACGCGCTTCTTGGACATTGGCATACGTTTGACTGTCTGGAATACCGATCAATTGAGATGGAACACCAAAGCATAGAGCAATGTCCTTTGCCGCCATATGCTTGTTCTCTAAGAAATCCATGTCTCGCGGAGACATCCCCATTTCTTTCCAATCAAAGTCTCCCTCAAGCAACATAGGCTTGCCAGCATTCTTTTGACCTGTGAACTTACGCTCCATGTCTTCGCTGATCACTTGGCGCTGAGTGTCCGTTAGCATTACAGCATTGCCGATCTCATCCTTGGGCTTAAAGATAATTGCGCCTGAGGGACGTGCTCCGTTAGTCAGAAGCCCTATATTATGCTTTGCAATCATGTTGTGTTGGTCAAGATCAACCGCAGCCGCCATTAAAGGGGATAGTCCAAGATAATCATCCAAAGGGTTCCACATTTTGAAATGCTTGACCTCAGACTGCCCTGATACTGGGTCTGCGTCATACTTTGCGACAACTTGGCTGTTAAGTTTATACTTGTAAGATTTCGGGATTGAAGTTTCGCTTGGCTCAATCTCAATGCGATCAGGACGCAAAGTATAAAGTTCAGTTGGTATTTGGTTCACTGCGGATGCAAGAGCGTAGCTATTGCCAGACAACAGCAAGAAGGAATACAACGCTTGAAAGTATTCAATACCCGCTTGCATAGGATTTGGCCTTTTTAGCAAACTAATCAGGGGGTGAGCCTCAAGTTCTATATCACCCTGATAAACCTTAAACGGTATAGAAGCAGCGCCATTTGCAATCTCGTTCACACATCGATAAACAATGGCGTTTTGCTGATACCCCTCAGAGGCATAGTCTTTGAAGCTATCCTTGCGCTTATGGCTGAACATTGAGCCACCTTGCACGTAGACCTTTGGTGCCTCTTTCACTTCCAAACGCGGGAAGATCGCATTCCTTAGGTTATCTAACACGCCCATTTTACGTTATTCTCCACACTGCTTGTCCACTTGATTGTGACAATTCCGTAATCGCCCAAACCAAGGCGTCAAGTCTATCTGGGGATACATTACCAGAACCGTTATAAAAAATCATCTGTTCTTCCAACTCTGGGAACCTTCCAGCATGAAAAACTTGCTCCCTTTCATACAGTGCAGCAATCGGTTCAGCCCTCAACATCTTCCCCCTTGTCGCCCTCACCGCTTTATAGGCAACTGATCTATCACTATCTAATATCAGTTTTTGCACCATATCACCACCCTGATTGACTTCAGCCACGATGCGATCAGCCTGATATTTGTGATATTTTGCAATCGCCGCGCTTATCCACTTGTCAGGAGAGCCGCGAAGCGTTGCATCTTCAAGAACATAATAATTTGGCTTTGAGGCTGATCTACCTGCTACAATGATCCCCGTTTCGTCGGAGTTCTTTCCACCCGTAACCGCTGGGTCGATGGCAACAACAATTCTTGAAAGTTCTGGAACATCATCAGGATCAATTCTTTGAAGGTTAATGAGATCAGAGTTCCACAAAGCACCATCAACTTCGTGCAGATAATCACCCAACCAAACGTGAGCATGACGTAATGGGTCCACTTGCTTTAATCTCTCAGCAATCTTGACCATCGCCTCAGGGACAAATGGGTTCTGGTAATAGTTCACATGCACCAGAACACTGTCCTCGTTATCTTTGAAGAATTGCTCAACAGCATCCGTTTCTTGAAATGGGTTCCAACTAAACCAGATTTCGGACCCCTCTTTGCGGATTGTGGGATCAAGCAACTCCAATGACCTTTTGCTCAAGCTTTGCGCTTCCTCACACCACGCCAGATCAAAACCTTCCAGAGACTTGACGCTTTCAGCCGTATGGTCTTGCATACCCTGAAAGATGATAACCCCAGACCCCTCTTTTGATTTTATCTCTGTGCTTTGGATTTCGAACATGTAACCGACACCCAAGCTTTCGATCTTATCCGCAAGCAATTGTTTTGCTGAGAACTTTAATGACTTCTGAACCTCTCGAATGCAAACCACCCGAAGATCAGGATTGACTATCATTCTCTCAATGATCGCCTCCGCGAAGAAATGAGATTTTCCCGAAGCCCTGCCGCCTTTAGCGCCACGGTATCGCGGAGAGCCTTCAGCGCCCATCAGAAGCGGTTCAGTCCACTTCGGCGTCAATATCGATAGTTCTGTCAATAAAAACTCGCTTGATTACTGTGGGCTTCATAGAACCATCAGAGGAAGTGTGATCCAACTTCTCACCATAAACCTTGGGCCTCAACTTCCCCGCCATCCACTTTCTCGCATCGATCCGCAACTTTGAACGCTGAACATGTTCATGATTGAACTGCCCTTTTACATCTCTGTCCTGAGAGCAATCATCAGCGATTGCCAGAACCTCATCAAATATTGCATCAGCCATTTCAATTCTCGCGCGCGCGTATTGGTCGCTAAAATCCTCATATTTGCGCAACCACCTGAACACTGTTGCCCTGTTTGGCATATCATCACGTTTACAGATGTCCCTCAGAGATATTCCGTCCATCAGCATCTCACAAATGCAATCGGCTAATTCTTCGGAATAATCTGTGGGCCTACCAATGCTTTTCTTTTCATTCCCAGACATTCAATCGCTCCTACGATATGCTAAGAATATAATGCTTTTATTTGATTTGGTAAACTCTGAGGATTTTCTAGTGTCTAGTACCGCCGTGAAGCATCTCAAGCAACGCCTCGAATTGCTCTGCCTCTGTTGCTAATTGATGGGTCAAAGCAATGCCTTCAAGTATTTCATTCTGTGCATTCTCATGGGTGGTAAGTAGGTGAAACACTAGGCAATGGATTTCATGCCGTGTGAGGCCAAAGTCAAACACCTGATAGATTACTTCAAGCTTATCGAAGTCTACATCCATTTTTTGATTAGGCTGGGGCATATTCACCTTTGAAAAAGTCGCCCCCCTAAGGGGGCTAGTACAGGGAGGTCCAGAGGCATGAACAACTTGGGACGAAGAGTGTTCGAAATGGACCTAACACCACTATACACCATGACTGTTCATGCGCAAATATCTTTCGTAGGGTTCAAGATCACTTGCATTCACTAGCCCTGTTGATAGCACAAGTTGCCTTCCATTACCAGTGATGTAGTATTCCCCGACAGGCTCACCACGACTGATCTTCTTTGCCATGATATAGGTTGCATCGAAATCCTTGGGTTGTTGAGAGATTGAAAGATGTTCTTCGATCATTGAACCACGGTTCTCTTTAATGCCCTTCACGAACATTGATATTGAAGGCCACCGCCTAGATGATTGGTTCTTGCGTACAAACTCAGCCGCCTTTTCAAGTATATATCTCAAACCGCCCTCATTGGTTTTGCTTGGGATTTCGCTGTTGATGTCCTCAACCATCAAGACCATTTCTTCGCGCATTGCTGCATCATCCATGTGTGCAGGGGCTTCATAACGCTTCAATGTCTGAAAGAGCCACCCAGAGATAACCCGTTTTCTTTCTTCATAATTCATTCTTTGTCTCCCTGTATTTGGTATTTGTCAAATGGTGCGATGCGATGGAGATTGGAATAATCCCCCTGCATCAAAGAATTTAAAAGATCAGATGACTTTTGTGGTCTTGCTTCAACCTCTATCTCATCGTCCCACTGCTTTTTATTTAACCATGATGCTGGGTAAGGAATATATTGCTTTTCCTTATTTACCACAGACTGAGCGAATAGCTGCGCAGCGTTGATGATTTCTTCTGGGTCTTTGATTGTTATGGCTTTCAACCAAGCCTTTTCTGCGGCCCCCTTACCCTTCTTTCTTGGATAGACAGAATAGAATTGAGCAAATAATTCATCTATTCTTACAAGGTTATCTCTTACAAGGTTATTGGGTGGCAAATTTTGCACCCTCCCCCTAGCAAATTTTGCTATGTCCCCATGCAGATTTTGCGCCCCCTCAAGATGGAACTTGTAGTTGTTAGCAGTTTGCTTTCCATCTTCACGAAAGGCTTTTTCCACTTCGATCAACTCACAGGAAATGAGCAT